AGAATTTTAAGGGGAAATTATGGAAAATGAACAGAATTACACAGTTGAGGATATTATAACAGCAATCAAAAATAAAGAGCCTATTGAAGTAGAAAAGGCCTTTTCTGATGTGTTGTCTACTAAACTTAAAGATACATTAGACACTAAAAAACAAGATCTTGCTAAATCTGTTTTTAGTCCTGATGCTGAATCCGAGAATGAAGTTTCTGACGATGGGGAAGATTCTACAGATGAAGATGAGGAAGCAGATATAGACGAAGCCGATAGATTTACCAGTTCTGATAAAACTAAAAAAACTGATAGAAAGAAGAATAAGAAAAAACGAGATAAGTGGCTAAAAACTTCTGGTGGAAAAAAATATTCTAGGGGTCAGGAAAAAAGACAGGACAAAGTAAAGAAGGGAACGGTTAAGGTGGATAAGAAAAGATCTAAGAATCAAAAACGAATTTCAAAGGCTTATAAAAACGAGGGGTAAATCATGGCAATAACACCTATATTTGAACAACGACAATCTGGAGGAACTGCGTGCTTTTTAATAGTTGGTGGGGATACTATTGATATTGGTAATGGCGGAGATCTATCTGATGCAGTTGCAGGAATTGCACAAACTATATCCATTACAAAATTACACTGGAGTGGTGAAGTATCAATAACAGATCAAACGGTTACTATTCCATTAACAGGAAATGGTGCTTGGTGTCAATTTAATGGATGGACTCCTGTAGATTGTAATGCTGATATTACTGTTACTGGTACTGGTACTCTATTCATAGAAATTAAAAAAATAGGTGGGTTTGCTGTTAGAGATGATTATTCTAACGCTGCAATATAAGGAGAAGATATAATGAAACTTATTACAGAACAAGTGAATGACTTATCCTTTGTTACAGAAGAAATAGGTGGTAAAAAATCACTTTTTGTTGAGGGTGTATTTCTTCAAGCAGATGTTAAGAATAAAAATGGTAGAATGTATCCAAAGGAAATTTTACAACGTGAAGTAAAACGTTATAACGAACAGTATATCAAAACAAAACGTGCTTTTGGTGAATTAGGTCATCCTGATGGCCCAGTTATCAATTTAGAACGGGTTTCTCATATGATAACTAATTTAAAAGAAGATGGTAAGGATTTTGTTGGTAAAGCTAAAGTTATGACATCTACTCCATACGGAAAAATAGTTGAATCACTTCTTGAAGAAGGTGCTACACTAGGTGTATCTTCTCGCGGTATGGGAACACTTAAAAAGGAAAAGGGTGCTAATGTAGTACAGGATGATTTTTATCTTGCTACGGCAGCTGATATTGTTGCAGATCCTTCTGCTCCTAATGCGTTTGTTGAAGGAATAATGGAAGGGAAAGAATGGATATATCAGGATGGTGTTTTTAAGGAAGAAACGTTAGAAAGATTCAAGAAAAAAGTTGAGAATACAAGCAGATTTAGTAAAGACAGAGAAAAGATTATTTTGGAATCGTTCAAAGAATTTTTGTCAGAAATCTAAATTTTTATAAATACATAGTAAATAAGGAGAACGAAAAATGGAAGCTCTCGAAAAAGAAATTCAAGCAATCATTGATTCGGATGAAGTAACGGAAGAAGCTTCTGCTGATGATACAGAGGAATCCATTGATGAAGCATATAAGACCAAAGATGAGGTCAAAGCTGAAGTCGATGAATTACTCAGTACAATGAAACGTAGTGATTTAGTTGACGCTAAAACTAAATTAACTCCAGAGGAAGATGAAGAAATTACAGAAGAACCTGATGATGATACAGTTGGCGGTGAAGATGAAAAAGACGAAGCCGACGTAGAACCAGAAGGTGATTTTGAAGATTTAGCCACTGCCTTAGCTGGTTTGGAAGAAGATGAAAAAGGTATTATGGCAGCTATTGATGACGTAATGGATGACGATTATAAAGAACCAACAGACGAAGATGACGATGAATGGACAGAACAAGATGATGAAATCGTTGATGAGGTTACAAAAATCGTAGAAAAGGTTGTCAAGAAAAAGAAACGTAAAGGAGCTGAGGGTAAAAAATCTCGTAAAGCTGCAAAAGCGTATTACAAGAAAAACAAAAAACGTATTCAGAAATTGGCTAAGATGGCCGCTAAGAAACGTAAAGGGAAAAAGAAAGCTACTGTCAAATTGTCACATTTTGATCCAACCTTGAATAAAGAAGAAGTTGATGTTCATGTTGAAGCATTGTTGGAAGGTGAAGGCCTTTCTGACGATTTCAAAGAAAAAGCTTCTATTATTTTTGAAGGTGCTGTTAATTCTAAAGTTGATGCAACTATTGAAAATTTGAAAGAACAATTTGATACTCAACTAGAACAAGCGTCAGAACAGGTTCAGGATGAATTGGCTACTAAAGTCGATACATATTTGAATTATGTTGTTGAGCAATGGCTAGAAGATAATAAATTGGCAGTAGAGAAGGGTCTTAGGACAGAATTGACTGAAGATTTCATTGGTGGAATGAAAACACTATTTGAACAGCATTATATTGACGTTCCAGAAACCAAAATTGATATTTTTGACGATCTATCAGAACGTGTGGAAGAACTTGAAGATAAATTGAATGCAGAAATCGACAAGAATATTCAGTTAGAAGAAAAATTAAGTCAGTCTGAGAAGGAAGGCATTATTGAAGAAAGTGCCCAAGATTTATCAGAAATTCAAACCGAAAAACTAAAAGAATTGGCCGGAGTCGTTGACTTCACAACATCACAAGAGTTTTCAGATAAGGTTCAGATGATTAAAGAAAATTATTTCCCGAATACATCAGAACCGAAATCCAAACCAGTAGATGCACCAGAGTACGTTGGTAAGGGTGGATCAATGGATCGTTATACTCAGATGTTGACTAGGTCTATCAAGTAAGTTATTTTTAAATAAAGGAGAAAAGAAAATGTACTTAGCAGAAAATTTAATCGAAAAGTGGGGGCCGGTACTCGACCATGAGTCACTACCCAAAATTAAAGACCACTATAAGAGAACACTAACAGCCGTTCTATTGGAAAACCAAGAGAAAGCTATTAGAGAAGAACGATCAGCTCAAGCTGGATTTTTAACCGAAGTAGGAGCTCCTACTACTGGTACAGGTGGTGCAGGATATGCAGATACATCTAATGCCGGTTTTAGTGGTGGAGCTAATAGTCCAGTCGCAGGTTATGATCCAATTATGATTAGTTTGGTTCGTAGAGCCGTTCCGCAACTTATCGCTTATGATATTTGTGGTGTTCAACCAATGACAGGGCCAACAGGTCTTATCTTTGCAATGAAATCAACTTACACTAATCAAGGTACTGCATCTAGTACTGCTGATGAAGCTCTCTGGAATGAAGCACGTACGACTCATTCGAGTGATGGTACAGATGGTGGTGCTACTGGCGCCGATAATGCTGAACAAGATCCTTTTGCAATTGCAAGTGGTACTCAAGGTCAAGCTGATGGTGAAGATGACGCTACATATGAAACACGATCTACATATGATGTAGGTGGTGATGGAATGAGTACGGTTGACGGGGAACAACTTGGTGGTGCGGCTGGTAATCAATTCCGTGAAATGTCATTCAGTATTGATAAAACATCTGTGACTGCAAAGTCACGTGCTCTCAAAGCTGAATACACAACGGAACTCGCACAAGACTTGAAAGCAGTTCATGGTCTTGATGCTGAAACAGAATTGGCAAATATTCTCTCAACGGAAATCTTGGCTGAAATCAACCGAGAAATTATCCGTCTAGTTAATGTTGTTGCCAAACGTGGTGCACAAGTTAATACAGCTTCAGCTGGTACTTTTGACCTAGATAAAGATTCTAATGGTCGTTGGTCAGTTGAAAAGTTCAAAGGACTATTGTTCCAAATTGAACGTGATGCTAACACAATTGCTATTGATACTCGTCGTGGTCGTGGAAATATGATTATTACAAGTCCTGACATTGCTAGTGCTCTTTCAATGGCTGGTGTCTTGGATTATAATCCAGCTATCCAAAATACAATTGACTCTGATGTCGCAACCAGTTCTTTTGCTGGTGTGTTGAATGGTAAATATCAAGTCTATGTAGATCCATATTTTATTAATCCAGATGGTGTTCAGGCTTCTGAATATTACACAATGGGTTATAAAGGTTCTTCTCCATATGACGCTGGTCTGTTCTATTGTCCGTATGTTCCTCTCCAAATGGTTAGGGCTACTGGTGAAGATACATTCCAACCGAAAATCGGGTTTAAAACTCGTTATGGTATCGTAGCTAATCCGTTTACATCAATTACTCGCGATGACAACGTTTACTATCGTAAAGTTAAAGTCGATAACCTAATGTAAATAATTGTTCTACCTTAGGGCAAAAAACACCCGCGCGCGGGTGAATATGAAGGGCCTCTCTTTGGGGGCCCTTTTTTATTGTATAAATATAGGTATGGGAGGATATTATGGCATTACAACAGAATCAACCAGAAAATTACAATATACTTTCACCAATTTCCTATAGATTGATAATAGAAAAATTTCCATTACTTACTTTTTGGTGTCAAACAGCTAATATTCCAGGCATTTCTACTACCGAAGGAGTACATTCTACTCCGTTTAGAGAAATACCCGTAATAGGGGAAAAGATAGAATTTGAGACTCTAGATGTAACAATGATAGTAGATGAAGATTTAGCCAATTTCAAGGAAATCATGAATTGGATGACAGGATTTGCACCTGTACACGATAAAAAAGAACATACAGAATACCTAAATACACAATACACAACTTCAACAACAACAGATTATCAGAATTATCTATCAGATGCTATATTACACGTATTAACTAATAGTAAAGGTCATAACAAAGAAATAATTTTCCATGATATTTTCCCTACTTCTCTTGGTGCTATAGCATTTGACAGTACAGGTGAAGTTGATCCAATAACCACAGATGTTTCATTTCAAATAAAGGATTATGTAATTGATGGATAGACTAGATAAGATAAATGATGAAATACAGAAAGATATGTCATTAGCCCGTGATTTGGATGTTTTGAAGGAAGCCAGTCTTAATATTCCATACCTACATCACAAATATTTAGTAAAATACCAAGAACAAAAAGGAATAGTGTCTCTAATGGGAGCTAGGAAAGCTCAAAGATACCATGATGCAATGATGTATTATTCTGGTAAAGCTGATCCTGATATATATCAAGAAAAACCATTAGATCATACCATCCTTAAATCAGACCTAGAAACTTGGATCAAAATTGATGAAAATTATGTACACGCGTGTCATCAACTCGTACATGCGGAAGCACTCTTAGATCTATATAAGAGAACTGTTGATCGTATTCCTAACCATTCGTTTTATATACAAAATTATATTGATATGTTGAAGTTTGAAAATGGTGAACGCTGATACCATTAGAGTCCATAAGAAGGACGAAGTTTATAATCTTATAGAATGTGAGCCTGGAATTGCTCAGGAATTAGTTGATTTTTTCACTTTTGAGGTTCCTGGCTTTCGGTATATGCCTGCATATAGAAGTAAACAATGGGATGGTAAAATTAGACTTTTTAATCAATGGAAGTCTGAATTATATTCTGGTCTGTTACATCATCTGATGGAGTTTGCTGGTGATAGAAAATACCATTTGGAATGCGATAGTGATCTCCAATCATTTCAATTAGACTATTCCACCACAGAAAAACTTATAGATAAATTTTCTATTCCTTTAGAGGTTAGAGATTACCAAATAGACGCAGTCAAGGTAGCATTATCCGATAAAAGGACAATATTACTTAGCCCCACTGCATCTGGGAAATCTTTGATTATCTATTCTCTGGTTAGATCATATCAAGATATGAACAATATGCAGACTTTGATCGTAGTTCCTACCACTACTCTGGTCGAACAAATGTTCAAAGATTTTGATGATTATGCTTCTGATGTTCATTGGACTTCTGAAGATAATTGTCATTTGATCTATTCTGGTAAAGAAAAGGATACGAACAAGCCCATCATCATATCCACTTGGCAATCCATCCACAGACTCCCAAAATCATTTTTCGCTAATATCGGTATGGTGATCGGAGATGAAGCTCATAATTTCAAGGCTAAATCACTAACCTCTATCATGACTAAATTAGTCAATTGTGAATATCGTATCGGTACTACAGGCACTTTAGATGGTACTCAAACCCATAAATTAGTACTAGAAGGTCTGTTCGGCCCTGTATACAATGTTATCACTACTAAGAAGCTTATGGAGGAAGATTATCTAGCTAATCTCTCTATACACTGTATAGTTTTGAAGCATGCTGAACAGATTAGTAAAATAGTCAAGGAAATGGACTATCCAGGCGAAATTGATTATTTAGTCAGAAATGAGGATAGAAATCAATTTATCGTTGATCTGGTAGAAGAATTAAGAGGCAATACTCTGGTATTGTATCAACTGGTTGAAAAACATGGTGAGATTTTATACGAAATGATAAAAGACAATTCTGACAAAAATGTGAAATTTATACATGGGGGAATATCTACCGATGAAAGAGAAACTATACGGATGGATACAGAGAAAAGTGAATCAACCATTCTGGTTGCTAGTTATGGAACTTATTCTACCGGCATTAATATTAGGAATTTGCATAATGTTGTATTTTCTAGTCCATCTAAATCTAGGATCAGAAATCTCCAGTCTATTGGTAGAGCCTTGCGAAGAACCGATGAAAAATCTACTGCTCGTCTGTTTGACATAGCGGATGATCTCTCTGTGAAAAACTATCAGAATTATACATTGAAACACTTCATTGAGCGAATGGGAATTTATGACAGCGAGCGTTTTGATTACGACATATCTAAAATTAATATTTGATAGACCTAAACCTTTTCTGAGCAGCTTCGTCTAATACAGTGTACGTTTTATTAAAAGGATAAAAAATAATATGGCAACTAAACAACATTATGTGAATAATAAGAAATTCTATACTGAAATGGTTAAAATGAAGGAAGATTATCAGACAAAGGATGAATACAGAATAAGTGACTATATAGGTCAATGTTTTATGGATATTGCTAAGGGATTAAGTAATAGGCCTAATTTCATAAATTACACGTTTAAGGATGATATGATTTTTGATGGGATAGAAAATTGTGTCAGGTATTGTCATAATTTCAATCCTGAAAAATCTAAAAATCCATTTTCATATTTTACTCAAATAATATATTATGCATTCTTACGGAGAATTGAAAAAGAGAAAAAACAGTCGTATATAAAGTATAAAATGACGGAAATTACCAGAGTGGAAGAATTAGTTGATTCTGATGGTAATATAAACATAGAAAAAAGTTATAATGTATACCAACATGATTTTTCAAGTTTTGATGATTTTGAAAAAAAGAGATTGCCTACCAGAAAAGAAAAGACTGGAAAATTGGAGGAGTTTATGATATGAGGCTTACTGATAAAATACCTACACCTAAAGCAGTTGAAATACTGATACAGTCTGTATTGGATGGTACTAAATCTGTGGATCAGAGAATAGAGGATGCAACATACTTAACTGTGATTCAGAGTAGAATAGATAAGGTATTGAATACTTTTCAACAGGAATATGAAGATTATATTAGATTTATGATGAAAAAGGAAAAAGATGAAAATAGCCCTTATAACTGATACTCATTTTGGAGCTAGGAATGAAAATTCAGCTCTAATTAAACACACAACTAATTTCTTCGCAGATACATTTTGGCCTTATATAGATAAACATGACATCGAATCCATTATTCACTTGGGTGATTTGGTAGATAAGAGGAAATCAATCAACTTTCTAACCTTGAGCAATCTAAGAAAAAGTTTTATAGAACCTATTTTTGAAAGACGTATAGATACTCGTATAATAGTTGGCAATCATGATATGTATTATAAAAATACTAATCAGGTCAATTCTGTCAATGAATTATATGGAGAGGCTCCGTTTATCTTTGTGCATGATGTAGTAAACACATTTTTATTTGATGATTTGAATATTTGTCTTGTTCCTTGGCTATGCCCAGAAAATGAGGATGAAACCTTCATACATTTGGAGAAAACTGATGCTCAGGTGGTAATGGGTCATTTAGCATTAAATGGATTTACTATGCATCGAGGAATGGTTTGTGAGCAGGGATATGACACTGAGGATTTTAAAAAATTTGATCAGGTATTTTCTGGACATTTCCACCATAAAAATGGTAACGGTCATATAGAGTATTTGGGATCGCCTTATCAGCTGATGTGGTCTGATTATGATACTCCGCGAGGATTTCATATTTATGATACAGAAACCAGAGAAATTGAATTCATTGCTAATCCAGTAGATATTTTTGAGAGAATAGTCTATTCAGATGATAAGAATAATTCCTTTGAAAATTTAGAAGATAAATTCGTCAAGGTGATTGTAGAGAAGAAGGAAAATCCATATCGCCTAGAGCAGTTTATTGATAGTATTTACAAGGATAATCCATATTCAGTAACGATTGTGGACGAATCACTTGATTTTTCTGATACAGAAGATATAGTAGATGAAGCTGAGGATACATTGACTATTTTAGGTAAGTATGTTGACGGCATTGATACTAATGTGGACAAGGCTAAATTGATGTCTGTACTGAGAGAACTTTATACGGAGTCATTGGAGCTTATATGATATATTTTGAGAATTTAGGATGGAAAAATTTCTTATCAACAGGTAGGGAATGGACTAATCTGGATTTAAGTCAGAATCCAGCAACATTGATTATAGGGGAAAATGGTTCAGGAAAGTCCACCATGTTAGATGCACTTACTTTTGCTTTGTATGGTAGACCTTTCCGAAAAATCAACAAGCCTCAGTTAGTCAATTCTGTTAATAAGAGAGATTGTGTGGTTCAAGTAGAATTTAGAGTTGGGGGTACTCTTTATACTGTTCGTCGGGGTATGAATCCGTCATTGTTTGAGATTTATGTACGTGGTAAATTATTAGATCAAGATGCTAAGATGAGGGATTATCAGGAGCGATTGGAGAAGAATATTCTCAAAATCAACTATAAATCTTTTACTCAGATTATTGTATTGGGGTCTAGTACATTCTTACCTTTTATGAAGTTGAATCCTGCTCATCGTAGAGAAGTGATTGAAGATTTGTTAGAGATTGAAGTATTTTCTTTGATGAATAATCTGCTTCGGGTAAGAATGGCTGAGAATCAATCGCTACTTTCTGAAAATAATATAGCTTCTACACTGGTGCAGGAAAAAATTTCCCTGCAGGAAAAATATATTCGTGAGGTAGAAGAAATCAAAAATGACAAGATTGTAGAAACGGAAAAAAGTTTAGAGGAAAATCGTAAGAAGTTAGTTGCTAATGAGTCTAGGGTAAAGGATTTGTTAGAGGATCAGGATATGTTACAGACTTTCTTGGAAGAAAGAGCTCAGATGATTACTGATTACAATATGTTTCAGGGCCTTAAAACCAAGATTGACGATAGAGTTCGCAAGATAAAAGATGAAGTTTCGTCATATAGGGATATGGGTATCTGTGGAGTATGTAAGCAAGAAGTGAGTGATGATCATAAACATGAAATTATAAATGAGAAATCTGCAGAAATATTAGAATGTGAGGAAGGTGTTATTCAGCTAGATGATACTTTATCAGCTATCAAAGAGTCGATAGAGGAATTTGACAAGTATAAGGAATTGTCTGACGCTGTAGATGAGGAAGTAAAAAAGTTGGATAATGAATCAGATTCCGTTAGAAAGTATATTGATATGCTGATTCGTGATATTGAATATTTGGGTAAGGTTCGGAATAGAGCGGGTCAGGATCAGGAGAAGCTTCAAGGGTATCGGGGCCAATTGATGGCCCGTGATAGTGAATTGTTTGAATTGAGGGATTCTAAACAGTACTTGAACGTTGCTTCTGATATGTTGAAGGATACTGGAATCAAGACTTTGATTGTAAAGCAGTATTTACCTATTATGAACAAGCTAATCAATAAGTATCTGACAGATATGGATTCCTATTTTGATTTTCACTTAGATGAGAGTTTTAATGAGGTGATTAGAGCTAATTTTAGAGATACCTTTACCTATGATTCATTCAGTGAAGGTGAGAAAATGAGGATAGATTTAGCTTTATTATTCACCTGGCGTGCTATCGCGAAGATGAAAAATAGTGCTAATACTAACCTGTTGATCTTGGATGAGGTTTTTGACAGCTCTCTGGATACTAATGGAACAGAGGAATTTTTGAAGATTCTGCAAGGTATGGGATCTAGTAATGTGTTTATCATATCTCATAAAGGTGATACCTTGAACGAGAAGTTTGATGATGTAATAAAATTTGAAAAAGTGAAGAATTTTAGCAAGGTGGTGTGATAATGAATAAAACGATGAGGGCACAGGAGAGTAGAGAATTTTTACAAGAAAAATTAGATTTTATAGATACAATTATGTCTAGGCCGTATAGTCGGATGGATGCGAAGCAATGGAGAGGAATATTTCATACTTTTATTGATAGAAGAAATTCTTTAAAATCATCTGAACAAAAAGTATTGGGTCATCATAGATGGAGATGGAAACAGAGGTATGATAACTCTCATATTTGGAAGGGTGTTAGAGAAAACTTTCTTTTATCTGTGGATAATGTTTGTTATAAATGTGATGGTGTTGCTATACAGGTACATCATCTATCATATGATAGAGTTGGTGGAAAAGAAATTCCAGAAGATTTAATGGCAGTATGTATACCATGTCATGGTAGAGAACATGGATATTAATTTAAAAAAGTGAAATTAACCTTGACTTTGCCTAGGTATAAATGGTATAATATAGTATTATCAACAATTGAGAGAAAGGATTGAGTTATGAAGCGAACAAGGATTAGAGAAATTTTTTCTTTAAAAGACCTAAACCTTTTGGCGTGGGAAACGTCTAATATAGTATAAGAAGGACATTTGAACTTTTCTATAAACCAGATCAGGTTTTACACTTGATCGTAATAGTTACAAAAAATACTTTAAGAGGTATTCACGTTGACATTTCAAATTGAAGAATGTTCGATAACAGAATTAAGTTTAGATAATTTTATTTCAGATCCGTTGAACCGTGTTCCAACACCTATACCAGAGGTATGTTTTAAAAAATATGGTGCTGAACAGATTAGAATTGAGGGTAATGGTGGAATAAAATTTAACAGCTCTATAGCGTCTCAATCGAATGATAAGGGTTTGGTGGACACGTCACCAAATAAACCGCCGGTATTAGTTTATACTGTGAAACATAATGGTAAGGCATATGTTATAATCGGTAACGATGAAGATATTCCTGATATGTTTCCTTCTATGATACGGTATGAAGCTAAAAAGGAGCTTGTGAGGTTAGCAGGTGGCCCTGATACGGAGATCTGGTATCACCCGTATAAATCAAGTGGAAAATATGAAAAGGTTAATTCTGTTTCGTTAGATATAATCGACAGGGTTAATGTTAGCAGACCAGCACAGGAGCCATGGGGATGTGAATGGATACATCCAATAGATGATGGTTCTTCTGTTGTCCGTGTTAAAGAAACCACTATATGGAGTAGTAATGGTAAGCCTCGCAAAAACGAAACTTTAGTTTTTGTATCTCCGAAGAAAGTTATCAAGTTTGTTGGTGGTAAGGTAATAGGTTTTAGAGTCGCTTAGTCTGATAGATCACATATGTATAATAACTATACGTTAGCAGACGTGAAAGAATCTGCTGAAAGGAAACTTTTCACAGTATTTTCAACCTTCGCAGGTGGTGGTGGAAGCTCCACCGGCTATAAATTAGCCGGTGGAGATGTCCGCGGAGTATTGGAATTTCAAAAAGTCGGTATTAGAACCTATCTACAGAATTATCCCAAAACCAAATTTTTCTGTAAGGATATTCGTAATGTAACAGGTCAACAAGTATTGGATCGGTTGAGAATGCAACCAGAAGAATTGGATATTTTTGATGGTTCACCACCGTGCCCTCCCTTTTCGATGTCTGGCTCTAAACGTAAGGGCTGGAATAAAACCAAAACTGTATACGGAAAGAAGCAGACTAACATAGAAGATTTGTCATTTGATATGGCTAGATTGGTTGGAGTAGTTCGCCCTAAAATAGTTATATATGAAAATGTCAAAGGGTTGACTATGGAATATGCTGCAGATCATTTTAAGAAAATTGTTAATGCATTTGAGGAACATGGTTATCAAAGTGTAAATCAAGTCTTGAATGCTAATAATTATGGAGTTCCACAAGGTAGGGAACGGGTATTCATGATCGGGGTTAGGGATGATATATTACCTCATGGATTAGCATTAAGTTGGGCTTTTCCTACTCCTACAGAGAGTAGACCTACTATGAGAGATGCTATTGGTGATATGATGGAAGATGATGAAAATTTAAAAGAACACGAAGAAATAATGGAGGCGATGAAGAAACAGAAAAGATGGGAGTACTTTAAAACAATGCCGTTAGATGTTAAAAAATACGTTTCCTATGGAGACTATAATCCAAAAGGTTCTGGTTTTCAAGCACGTAGGGTGCCTTGGGATAAACCATCACATACATTAACCGAAAGAGGTTTACAGTTAGGTACTTGTGCACATTTACATCCTGGCGAACATCGTGGTTTTACTCCGTTGGAAGCTAGGAGAATAATGTCATTACCATCTGATTATCATTTGGATGGTAATATAAACGAAAGATTAGCTAGAATTGGATTAATGGTAGCTCCATTACAGATGAAAGCTTTAGCAGAAAATGTTTATAGGGAGTATTTGAGTTAATGCGTGAAGAGAAATTTCCAGAATTGATGTCGTTTGAGAAATCAAAAGAATTACTTGGTGAATGGCCAGATCCTAGTCATATAAAACACTGGATAGAATCTGACGAAGATGTCGTAATCTATAAAGATGTAGGAAGTTTGTTTGATAATCCTATTTTAGGTGGTCTTAAAAAGAGAGTATATCAAGATCAGAGTGGTGGTAAGTATGATGAAATAAAGGATTGCCTTCTCAGTATTGATGAAACGACTACCATGAGGGCTAATTGTGCCGGCCCTATTGATACAGAAGAATTGGACAAACAAGGTATTAAATATGAATTACGAACCAAAAATTCATATAAGACATTAGATTCCAAGGGTAAAATTAGTATGATTGCTCACGGAAATCCTATTCATTCTGTGATGATGGGTTATAAACGTGGTCGATTTACAGGTAAGATTGATAAATCTGGTTGGAGTAAACATAATCCAGAGAAAAATGAAATATTAAGTCAGATTCCACAGATTAATGATATAGGGTATAGAGAATTGGCACCTACCTATTACGAAGCACAAAAAAACTTTGCTGAAACTTCTGTAGAAGAAGAATATCGTATTGCGGGTGGAATTTACACCACATTATCGGCAAATAAATACAATCAAGGTGGCTCACCGGCGATGTCTTATCATATAGATTCAGGTGATCTACCAGAAGGGTTGACCACTATTGCAAATTTTCATGATGGTGATGTAAAAACATATTTTGTGTTACCTAGATTTGGAGTAGCTATAGCTCGTGGTGATGGTGATGTATTCATTGGAGATAGTGGAGAAGTTCATGGAATTATTGAAGTTGAAGGATCTGGAACTTCTATGAATTGTGTATGTTATTGTGACACAAGATTGGCTACTTTGGGTAATAGGGGGAAACCTGAAAAATTAATTGGTAAACAGGCTAGAGAAGATGAAAAATCTGGTAGTCTGGAAGGACTTTGGGTATAATGGTTAATTTGAAGAATATTTACGCTATGGAAAATCTGCGTATTTGTTTTGATTTAGACAATACGTTGGTTACGTTTCCAAAAGTAGATGGTGATTATAGTACAGTAGAACCGATACAGGATAATATAGACGCTGTTAAATTTTTGTATAATATGGGTCATTATATAATCATTTATACAGCTCGTAGAATGAGAACTCATGATGGTGATGTAGAAAAGGTTATAGCAGATATTGGAGAAATAACTGAAGCAAAAATAAAGGAATTTGGAATTCCTTATCATGAATTGATTTATGGTAAACCGTATGCACACTATTATATTGATGATTTATCTTTAAATCCTTATGAAATTGATATTAGTGCTGAATTGGGGTTGGATGTAGTTCAGCCTAGAAAATTCAATAATATAGTATATGAGAATGGTAAGGTCATAAAATCTGCTATTGGAGATTCTGCTAGAAAATCGTTGGAAGGTGAAAAGTATTGGTACGAAACCATACCAGAAGGACTGGAAGATTTATTTCCTAATTTTTTATCATCTGAAAATGGTACGATAGAAATAGAGAAAATAAAAGGCACAACATTTACTCATTTGTTGTTGGACGATGTTTTAACTGATAATCATTTTTTTATTTTATTGGAAGCTATCGAAAGAATACATGGTACTAGGGATAATGATATATATCAGGGAGGCCCTAGTATATATCATAATTACAATAAGAAAGTAATAGATAGATTTATGGGGTATGATTATTCTAGGTTTAGGGATAGTACAGATGTATGTAGAAAAATAATCAATAAAGTTAAGGAATATGAATCAGCTGATTTAGGTCTTAGAGCAATAATACATGGTGATCCAGTTTTTAGTAATGTTCTATTAACATCTAATACAACTATTAAGCTTATAGATATGAGAGGTGAAATTGGTGGTCGTTTAACAAAAGTAGGTGATATATTTTATGATTATGCTAAAATTTATCAATCATTGGTTGGATATGATCGTATTTTGGTACAGAATCAAGCACCTCGTTTAGTTGATCAATCTCTATTGAAAAATGTGTTTGAGGAAATTTTTATATCAAAATTTGGAATTGATATGTTAGAGTATTTGAAATACTTGACAGCTAGTTTGTTTTTCTCGCTGATACCGTTACACGATAATGATAAATGTGAGAAATTTTATAACTGTATATTTGATTTGATAGGTGAATAATGTCTTTTAAACATTTAGGGTCGATGGAAGAGGCCAGGCGTCAGGATAGTGTAATAGGATTTACCTGTTCTACGTTTGATTTACTTCATGCAGGACATATTTCTATGTTGGCTGAGGCTAGTTCAGTTTGTGATTATTTGGTAGTGGGTCTATTATCAGATCCCACTATCTCTCGCGGAGAGAAAAAGAATAAACCAGTTCAGTCTATGTTTGAAAGATGGTGCCAATTACAAGCTACTTCTTATGTAGATTTAATTATTCCGTTTGAAACAGAACAGGAAATTATAGAGATAGTTAAGATAATTCAGCCTGATATTAGAATAGTGGGCGAGGATTATAAGGATAAAGAATTTACAGGTGATTATCTTTGTGATATACATTATAATCGCCGGCGACATGGATTTTCTAGTACTGAATTGATAGGAAGGATAAAGAATGGCTAATATATTGTATGCTAAGATCGGTTTGAAATTACCTAAGAAAATGTGGGGTGGCACTCAAGATGGTTCTGGTTGGTCGTTGGGTCACGATGATGATGTCAGATTCCTGATAAATGTGTCTTACAACAATCCAGACGATAATTTTTACATTATTGGAGCTTCTAGTTTTGATGAGATAGAAACTGAAGAAAAGAAAAGATTGTTTCCACATGAAAATGTGTTTGATGCGTATAATTTTACTAAGTATAGTAAAGAAAATAGACCTAGTGAGGACATTTATAAGCCACATCCAGATAATGGATTTACAAAACCAGATTTGTTTGGAGATAGTGTATTAAAATGGAAAAATTGGGATACTGAAAATATACGATATGTGATTCCATTAGAATATTTGAACGAGAATAATATAATTGTAGATTATGGAATTATTGCAATGAGCAATATAATGCAGAGAAACCTTTATCAGAAGACTAAGACTAAGAAGGGAGGCTGGGCTAAACCTCTAGCTGTTGGTAGAAATTATGCAGCTCCTGTTATTCACACGTTGAATGAAACGGGTGTGAGGTGGGTTGCAATGGTTGATGATCCAAGATGCATGCATGGTGCTTTTGATTTGTTTAATAATCCACCAATAGTCTTATCACAGATAAATGGCAGTATGACTACTTCAAATATAACATCTTATGAAAATGATACGGTAGCCGAAGGCGAAGTAGATGTTATATATGCTCATGTCGAAAGTACTGTGGTGATGGATGAAAAGGTTAAATATGTAGATTCGTCTTGGTCTGATAGAGAAAATCTGATAAGTATTGCATTGAATGGTGGTTCTAATGATGAAGAAAAGGATTCAGTATTAGTAAAAGAGGTAGATAATAGGTTCGGAATGCTAGAGGAATGGTTGTTAAATCCATTTCCAAATGTAGAGGTATATGGAAAGTGGGGAGATGTAATATTAGCTAGTGATAGTAGGTTTATGGGGTCTGTAGATCGTGACGAATTACATTCGGTGATGTCTAATTGGAACCATAGCCTTTGTATTCCAATTAAGGATGGGTGGGCGACTACTAAGTATTTGGAATGTTTGAAATCTGGTGTTTCGCCGTTCTTACATCCGAATTATGATTCAGACAAGAATACTAAGATACAGGATTTTTATCGTGTAGAAAATGTTGAGGAATTTCGTGATAAATTAAATTTAGATGATGTTATTCACACAAGGGAATTGAATAAGGCAATCGATGCCTGTTTAGCTGATGAATTTACATCAGGTCAATATTTGAATGATACGGTATATAAACATTTGGGTATTGACAGAAAAGGCAGAAAAAACAAGAATCGGGAGTTATGGGAAGTTAAGTCTTCTACGGTTACTTTTTAATAGCCTTGACATTAGGTTATTAAATATGGTATAATATAGTTATCTCTAAGAATAGAGAAAAAGGAATAGATTATATGAAAATTACGCGACAGACAATTGATATATTAAGGAATTTTAGTAGTATTAATTCTTCGATATTGGTAGATCCAGGCTCAGAACTTCAAACTATAGCAGCCAGGAAAAATATCCTTGCTAAATCAAGTGTAGAAGAATCTTTTAATCAGAAATTTGTTATATATGACTTGGTTCAATTTTTGGGATTGATTACAACTGAATCTTTTGAGGATGCTGAATTGGATTTTGATACGAAATGGGTTAATATAGTGAATGGTAGATCCTCATCAAAGTATTTTTATGCTGATGAATCTACGATAATTAAACCAGAAAGGGAATTGATAATGCCAGAAACTGAAATAAAGTTTGAATTAGATAAATCTGATTTAACTGATATTCTTAATATGGCTGGTATTTTAGCTACAGACGATTTAGCTATTTCTAGTGATGGGGATACTATTTCCGCTGTTGTATTAGATAAACAAGATGATACATCTAATCATTTTAAAATTAATGTTGGTGATGGTAATGGAGATGAGTACACTGCATATTTTAAAATAGAAAATCTTAAAGTATTGAAAGGTACTTATGATGTATCTATTTCTAGTAAGGGAATTACTCATTGGGCTAATACGGACATTCCTTTAGAGTATTGGATTGCATTAGAACCAGATTCTATTTATGAAACATTGAGTAAAGAGTCTATTTAATGAAAGAAAAACCGTTAGCTACTAAGGTAGAGATTGAAGATATATTAGAAAAGATTGATCTTGGTATGGATCAAGTTAAGTCTATGTTATTAGCCGATGATTATGACCCATCGGCTAATAATTATGAGTTGAAGTATTATATTAGAATTACTCTTGACGGTTTTTATCTATTGCAAAATATGATAGGAACATCACCTTTTGACATATAGGGGAAATTTATGCGTGAAGAATTTCTTTGGGTGGAAAAGTATAGGCCAAAGGTTATATCAGAATGTATATTACCTAGACCATTGAAGAAAACTTTTTCTGAGTTTGTTAAGAACAAGGAAATTCCAAATTTGTTATTACATGGAAATTCTGGCATCGGTAAAACTACCGTTGCCAGAGCTCTTTGTGAAGAATTAGATTGTGATTATATTTTGATTAATGGTTCAGATGAAAGAAATATAGATACACTTAGAGGCAAGATAAAGGGATATGCTTCATCTGTTTCTTTATCAGGTAACAGAAAAATAATTATTATAGACGAAGCTGATTATTTAAATGCACAGTCTACACAACCTGCATTAAGAGCTTTCATGGAAGAATATTCGATTAATTGTGGATTTATATTTACTTGTAATCTTCTTCATAAACTTTTACCAGCTATCCAGTCAAGATGTAGTGTAATTGATTTCAAAATAGAGAAGAATCAACTACAATATATATGCGAAGAGTTTATGGCGAGAGTTGTAGATATTTTCGAGAAAGAGGGAATTGGTTATAATCAACAGGTTATTGCAGAGTTGATTATGAAATTTCTTCCAGATTGGCGAAGAGTTCTGAATGAGTTTCAGAGATATTCTGCAGGTGGTGAAATAGATGTTGGAATATTATCATCTTTAGATGATGAAAAATTTGAGAAATTAATTGATGTTTTGATCAAGAAGAAATTTACTGAAATTCGTCAGTGGGTGGTAGAAAATCTTGATACAAATCCGGCTTCAATTTATAGAAAAATTTATGATAATATAGTTCATGTTCTCGAACCAGATAGTGTACCTACGGCTATTTTGACTATTGGCGAATATAGTTATAAATCTGCTTTTGTAGCTGATCAGGAAATTAATCTAATTTGTTGTCTGATAGAAATTTTGAATGGGTGTAAATTCAAATGATAGATTTATGGGGAGATCCGATACCAGAACCAGAAATAGAGGAAAAGGAGAAGGAGAAAAATTATCTTTTCATGTTTTTTGATGATATTACGAACACAAAATCTAATATTATGAGGGTGTTGCATGAAAATGAACATAATGAATATGAACCTTATAAGATGAATAAATTTTTATCGCAATCCGCAGATAGTATTTTTGATGTTAATGATATGAATGGTTTGCCAGATTTACCGATTCCTTTACAATATGACTATTTTATAAATAGTATTAGACGTAGAAGCAGACGACCTGAAAAATGGTTGGTTGATTCTTCTATGTCTGTTAATGATTTAGATATTGTAAAGGAGTATTTTAATTACTCTAATCAAAAAGCGAAAGATGCATTGCTACTTTTGGGTGAGAGTGAGCTAGAATATATTAGATCAAAAACGTATAAAGGCGGTAAGGAGAATGATACATGATATGATTGAGGTTCTTCTAGGGCAGCCTGATGATTTTTTGAAAGTGAGAGAGACACTATCCAGAATAGGTGTTGCGTCGCGACATGAACAGATATTATATCAATCATGTCATATACTTCACAAACAGGGGAAGTATTATATAGTACATTTTAAGGAATTGTTTGCCTTAGATGGGAAACCAACTGATATATCGGAAAATGATTACGCGAGACGAAATTCGATTATTAATTTATTAGTGGAGTGGGAATTGATCACGTTGGTTGATTCTCAGGAGTTAGAACCAGTAGCACCCATGAACCAAATCAAGATCTTACGATTTGATGAAAAGGATGAATGGGATCTGGTTGTAAAATATAATATAGGTCGAAAGACCTAAACCTTTTGGCGTAGGAAACGTCTAAATATATGTGAGTGGTCGATTAGCGACACTCAAATTTAATTTCTTGCTTATAGGAGAAAAACAATGACAAATTTATTTACAACAATTCAAAGCAAATACGATCCCTATTTTTTGGGATTTAACCGTGTATTCGATCAACTGATTGATTTCGATAATCAAGTTGATAAAAGTAGAGGTAACTATCCACCTTACAACCTGATTCAAGATGGTGATCAATATATCATCGAGTTAGCTGTTGCTGGATTTAGTGAAAATGATATAGACATCACTCACGAACCAGAGAAAAGTAGAATTACAATTGCAGGATCTATCGGAACTTCTGATGGCACATATCTACATCAAGGTATTGCTAACAGGAATTTTAGTCGAACTTGGACAGTTGCTGATTCGGTTGAGGTGTTAGGTGCAGAGCTTGACGGTGGTATTTTGCGAGTTAAGTTGGAATCGGTCATACCAGAAGAAAAGAAGCCCAAAAAGATTGCGATTAAAAATCCGCAATTGTTGAGTGAGTAATCTTAGATGGGGGTTTTAAAACCCCCTTTTTACTTAGGAAAATATGAAAGAAAATTTTTATACCAACATCCATCAATGGGGAAACAAACTTTTTGTTCGCAGTGTTGAGGATGGTGAAAGAATACGAGAGGAAATCTATGATTTCCAACCTACCTTATTTGTTTCAGAAGAAAATTCAAAATATAAGACTATTGATGGTAAGTCAGTAGGCCCTATCAATCCTGGCTCTATCACGGAGTGTAAGGATTTTGTGAAAATGTATGAAGGTGTGCCTGGATTTGAGTTATACGGTTCTACTGAATGGGTGCAACAATACATTTACGAGAATTTTAAGTCTACTGAACACGATATATCCAAAGTTAGAATTTGTACGATTGATATTGAAGTAGAAAGCGAGAATGGGTTTCCAGATGTAGAAAGTGTTAATGAGAAAATAAATCTTATCACTGTCAAGGATAGTTTTACTGATAGGTGTTATGTATTTGGATTGCAGCCATTTCATTCAAATAGGGATGATATTTCTTATTTATTATGTGACGGCGAAGAACAATTGTTGACAAAGTTTCAAGAGTTTTTTGTAGAGTTGAAACCTGATATAGTAACCGGCTGGAATTGTAAGTGGTATGATATTCCTTATCTTATTCGCCGGATGAAAACTATGTTTGATGATAAATTTATCAATAAGTTATCACCGTGGAATAGAGTTAAAGAAAGAACGAAAAAAACGTATAGGTTTGCAAAAACTCAGGTACAGGATGAAATATACTATCAAATTAATGGAGTTGCTATACTTGATAGCTTAGATATGTATAAGAAATTTACTTATATTAATCGAGAAAGTTATTCATTAGACTATATAGGGAAGGTAGAAGTAGGTGAATCTAAATTAGATTGGCATGAAATGGGATATATATCACATAAAGATGTATATTCTAATGATTGGAAAACTTGGGTAGAGTATAATATACAGGATGTAGAACTGGTAGAGAAGATAAATGATAAATTAAATTTATTAGAGTTGATACTACAAACATCATATGATGCTGGTGTTAATTATGAAGATGTATCATCGCCAGTAAGAATGTGGGATTCTATTATCTATAAGCATCTAAGAGATAGAGATATAGTCATACCACAGAAAAAAAGTGAAGCCGAAAAGAGAGATTACGAAGGCGGTCATGTTAAAGATCCACAAGTGGGTGCTCATGATTGGGTAGTATCGTTTGATTTGAATAGTCTGTATCCACATTTAATAATGCAGTACAACATTTCTCCTGAAACTTTACTGGATACAGATAAATTGGAGTATGAGGTAGAGGATTATTTGGAACAGAAACTTATACCAGAGCATAAAGGTCAAAATGTCACTGCTAATGGATATTATTATAGTACTGAGAAACAGGGATTTCTTGGTGAATTGATGCAGTGGATGTACGATGACAGAACAAAGTATAAGGAATTGGAACAAAGGGCTAAACAGAATGGGGATGATAATTTAGTCGCGAAATACAATACTATTCAAATGGCTCGAAAGATTGCACTTAATAGTGCTTATGGTGCGTTAGCCAATGAATGGTTTAGGTATTATGATATTAGACTTGCAGAATCCATTACTAAGTCAGGTCAATTAGCTATTCGTTGGATAGAACAGGAATTGAATAAATACTTGAATGATGTAATGGAAACTGAGGATAAGGATTATGTGGTTGCTGCTGATACTGACAGTGTGTACTTGGCTTTTGGTGACTTGGTTGATAAATTTCTTGGATCGGTGACAGATAAGAATAAAATTGTTGATATGTTAGATAGTTTTTGTAGGGATAAGGTTCAGCCTTTTATTGAAGAATCCTATCAAATACTTGCTGATTACATGAACGCTTATCAACAGAAGATGAATATGAGTAGGGAAGTCATTGCGGATAAAGGAATTTGGACTGCGAAGAAACGATATATACTTAATGTTTATGATAACGAAGGATATAGGTATGATGAACCAGATTTGAAAATTATGGGAATAGAAGCTGTTCGTAGTTCTACTCCATCAGTTTGTAGAGATAAGATTAAGGAATCGTTGGAAATAGTTTTAAGAGGAACAGAAGATGAACTTCAACAGTATATTTCTGATTTTAAGAATGAATTTTTTGAAATGAATCCAGAAGTAATAGCATTTCCGCGGTCTGTTACTGGAATGGATAAATATAAATGTTCTGTAGGTATTTATCAGAAAAGTACTCCTATTCAAACGAAAGGTAGTTTACTCTATAATTATTGGGTCAAGGATAAAGGACTCGATGATAGATATGAACTGATAAATGAAGGCGATAAGATAAAGTTTACATATTTGAAAGAGCCGAATGTTATTAATGCGAGGGTTATTTCTTTCCCATCTCGATTACCTAATGAATTGGGTTTAGAGAAATATGTTGATTATGAAACACAATTTGAAAAGTGTTATATTGATCCAATTACAACTGTATTGGATACCATTGATTGGAAACATGAGAAAATCTCTACATTAGAAGATTTTTTCGGAGGTGTATAAAATGAGAGTGCATGCGTTGGCGAAAGAGTTTGGTGTAAAGTCTACAGAATTTGTGGATATTATACAGGGGTTTGGTATAGATGTAAAGAGTCATTTGAGTGGATTAGATAGTGCTCAGGTATCTGATATTAGACATAAAATGATTATTAGAAAAGAAGCTAAAATAGAATCTTCAGTCACTTCTTCAATGGATGTAGGTGTTGAAGATCTTGATGTAGAGGAGCTCAATCCATTGGGTAATCTTACACAAGAAGAAGTGGATAAAGTAATGGTTGAAACCAATAGACAGGGTGAATCCGCTGAAGAATTTAATGCTCGTAGGAGAGAAGAAATAGCTGAAGAAAAGAAAAAGATAGAAGAAAGGGAAAATCTGTCTTTAGTTGTTACACAAGCAAAAGAGAATAAGCAAGAACAGCTCCTGAAATTAGAACGTGCAGGACTTTGGGGTTGGATTAAGGGATTATTTAGTTAGGAGAAAAAATATATGGATGATTTTCTTTCGGATTTAGTCAAAGAATTAGCTGATGAATATACTACTATTGCCGC